GTGGAGGACACGACCATCAACGGCAGCGCGAAGAACATCGAGCTGGCAGCGGACGAAATTCCGCGGCTCGGCAGTATCGGAGGTGCGACGTGAGGAAGAAATTACAGGACTATCTGCCGCCGATCTTGCTCAAGACCTACGAGTTCCCGCTGCTATGCGAGACCGAGCAGCCGGAGATTGACCGCCTGCATGATGCCGCTGATGCGGTGCTCGATGCGCAGTTTCTAAGCACAGCAGGGGAGTACGCCATTCAGAGGTACGAGAAGATCTTCGGCGTTGTGCCGCAGGACACCGACACGCTCGACGAGCGCCGGTTTAAGGTGCTGACCAGGATCAACACGCAGCTGCCGTTCTCGGTGCGCCGCCTGCGGCAGCAGCTCGCAACGCTGTGTGGCGAGAATGGGTACAAGCTCGAGGTGGGCGGCGGCAAGTACACGCTGAGCGTTAAGGTAGCGCTGACCGCAAAGCGTAATCAGCAGGCGGTTGAGGAGCTGCTTGCGGATATTGTGCCGGCGAACATGGTCTGCACGACGTCGCTGCTGTACAACACATGGGAGCAGATCAAGAAGTTAACATGGGGAGAGCTGAAAAAGCTCACCTGGCGAGAAATTAAGGAGGAGGTTTTGCCAGATGGCGCAGAAGACACCTAACTATAATCTGAACAAGCCTGGCTACGAGGATTTCGGCGACGTTGACATGCTGAACGAGAACTTTGAGAAGATCGACAAAGTTCTTGCCGCAACCGACCCAACCAAGATCACCGCCAAGGACGAACCGGCCGACGGTGACGGCGTGATGATTGCGGACAGCGCGGACGGCAGCAAGGCAAAGCGGCTGCTGTGGTCGAATGTTAAGGCGGCGCTCGGCAAGCTGTTCGTACCGCTGGCGAGAAAGATCAACGGCAAGGCGCTGAGCGCGGATGTGACGCTGACGGCGGCCGACATCAAAATGCCCGACAGCGAAGAGGACGTAGGGGCGGCTATGGCAAAGCGAGCAGTGGGCACAGGCATACTCGGTGACGAAATCGACCTAAATGATGTCGATACATCTGGCATGTTCCGTGTTCAAAAACCTAAAAACGGAGTATATGACTACGGTCAGTTGCTTGTGGTACATGGCTATGGTGATACCATTGCTCAGGTGTGCTTTGACTATGCTGCGAACCGGTGCGCAGTACGCTGTGCACGTGGACTCTACGGGGCATCACCCAAGTGGGAGGACTGGACAGCCATCGCGCTTTGTGCCGCTCCCGAAGTACATGAGCTGCCGCTTGTAGATAACATCACGAGCAATAACATTGTGTATTACAAGAATCAAGAAGGCATCGTAACGATTGTCGGCTCGGTCGCAGGCGATTTTCCCGCCTCACAATCCACAGTTATCGGTAACGTACCGGAAGGGTTTCGTCCTGCATATATGATTGAGGTTCCGGCAGCCTTTACAATGGGCGCTACCGGAAATGCATCGGTTGACGCATCGGGTCATGTAAGTGTCGCACCGTATTTAGGCGGTCTGCGGTATGCATATGTGGCGTTTTCCTACCCGACAGGATAATGAAAAACAGGGCAAACAAGCTGAATTACAGTCTTTCCGGACAGCGACGATGTATCAAAATGCAGATAAACGCCGCCATCCGGATTGATGGTAACATGACAAGCTGAATGACTGTAGTCATTCGCTGTGACGTTTACTGGCGCTATTACCGTTACTTTGGGTTGAAAACCCTCCGGCAATGTAGCAAACTGAGTGCCATCACTGAGACTATGCGCGGTTATGAAATCGAGGACGAGCCGGAACCCATCGAAATCAAAAGAAGTTTACCACCCACGGAACACAAGAAGGAGATGATTCAAGTGAAAAGTGAACGATATTGCAGCGTCATCGACGCTGAGGGTAAGCACGTGACCTATGTGCTCGTAAAAATCCGCGACAAGCCGCTGGAGGATGGCGGCACGGAGCAGGTCGAGGAGGTGCAGAACTACACATTAAAGGACGGCGAGCAGCTCGTCGATGCGCAGCCGCCGCTCATGCGTCAGCACGCCGGCAGCACCGGTTTTGTCTCGCCGATCTGGGACGGCAGTCAGTGGGCTGAGACCGCCACCGCCGACGAGATCGCGGCGTGGGAGCAGGAGCACCCGGCGCCGGAGGTCAAGCCCAGTCCGAAATCTAACGCAGAACTCGAGGCAGAAAATGCAACGCTGCGTCAGCAGGTGTCGGCGCTGGCCGACCAGCAGTCCTTTTACGAGGACTGCATTGCTGAAATGGCGGAAATCGTCTATGCGTAAGCTAATTAACAGAATTAAGACCTATTTTGAAAGGAAGGTTATTATGATGGCTATGTTATTCTCGCAGAGAGTTATTCTCGAAAAGTGCACTTTTGAGCAGGTACCTAAGAAACTGAAGAAGCAGGTTGCAGAGATCCTCGTAGAGGAATGCGGCATGCCGGAACTCGTGCCGGCAGAGTACGGCGGCACGAAGGACGTTGAGGCGAAGTAAGGAGGAGCGCATGGACGCTGTACACATTAAAAACTGCGTGCTTGCGGCGTTTGCGGCGGTGGGAACCGTCGCAGCGCAGGCACTGGGAGGTTGGGACGCTGCTATGCAGGTATTAGTGGCCTTAATGGCTGCAGATTATTTGACCGGTGTTCTGGTAGCAGCCGTCTGGCAGCGTTCCCGCAAGACGGAGAGCGGCGCACTGGACAGCAAGGCCGGTTACGTTGGTCTGCTCAAGAAGAGCATGATCCTGCTGGTCGTGTGGCTGGGCGTGCTGCTCGACAATGCGCTCGGAGAAACGTACATCCGCATGGCGGTCGTGCTGTTCTTCGTCGGCAATGAGGGACTGAGCCTGTTAGAGAACTTCGGCTTGATGGGCGTACCGTTCCCGGCGTTCCTCAAGCGAGCACTCGAGGCTCTGCGTGAGCAGGGCGACAACGGAAAGGGTGGTAACAATGAGTAAGAAAGTATTTATTGGCGTAGGCCACGGCGGCTCTGATTCTGGCACGGTCGGCTATATCGTAGAAAAGGATGTCAATTTGACCATGGCGTTGGCATGCCGTGATTTTCTGGTTGCTAATGGCGTGGAAGTCCGAATGTCCCGCGCCAAAGATGAAGAGGATCCCATCAATGAGGAAGTGCGCGAATGCAATGCGTACAATCCTGATCTGGCTATCGACGTGCACAACAACAGCGGCGGCGGTGACGGTTTTGAGGCGTATTACACCATTCACGGCGGAACCGGCAAGGCGCTCGCGCAGAACATCGAAAAGCAGGTTGTCAAAATCGGCCAGAACAGCCGTGGCTGCAAGACTCGACAGGGCCAGCGTGGTGACTACTACGCCTTTATCCGTGACACCAAGTGCCCAGCGGTCATCTGCGAGGGCGTGTTCGTTGACGCCAAGGCTGATGCAGCACAGGCGGGCACCAAGGAAAAGCAGCAGGAGTTCGGCATCGCATACGCCAAGGGTATCCTCGACACGCTCGGCATTAAGTATGACACTTCGACCGCCAAGCCGACAGAGCCGGTGACTGACGCCGAAACGCAGGCGGCAATCACTAAGGTGCAGCAGGCGGCAGGCCTCAGCGGCAAGACCATGCAGTACCTGCTCGATTATGAGTATGGTGAGCAGCTCGTGAAGAAGCTGGCTAAGGCGATGGAGAAGTAAAGTACAACCCCTCAGTGTCACTTCATTTGGACACTGAGGGGTTATTATACTCTTTATGATTTTTGAGAGTTATCAGAGGCGCAACTACGCTTGAATATGCGTTTGCCGTACATCAGTTTATAATAGTTATTATTTAGCTCAAAACTAATGTCCTCGACAAGTTTATTCCGTATATCCATAATAGTTATATCGGCTTCTGTGTGCGTTATCTCGATCAAGTGAGGTTCGATTTCACAAATAAACTTCTTAATCGCAACGTCGTTTTTTCCGGAACTATCTCGAAACCATCGAAAATGCCAGATGTGATTACGGATTGCATTATTAACTTGCACGATTGGATAATATATTTGGGCGTAAATGTAACGTCTATCATTATCTTTGCTGAAAAAGCTTGTGAAGAAGTCAAAATCTCCATAATACCTATCCCAATCTATTTTACTGATGTCGGTATAGTTCAAAAAGAAATCGACCTTTTCTTCTAATCCCCAAGTATATTGATATTTGTTCAAATCGTGCAGTATAGCCTTGGTGGCATAGGAAAATCCTTCGAACGTGCGACGTCGTTCAACTCTATATCCGACAATAGATGTTAGCAAAGTTAATGAGCTGCTGCCAAATATACCGAGCAGAAGATTGCACCAAAACGGATTGGTATCCGTGAAATAAAAATTGAGTGCGAATGCGATGCAGAAGGAAATCAAGGTTATTGCGCAAGTAATATAAATAGCGTATTTGTAAGTTCTCATATCTTCTCCAATCTTTTGCAATTATTATAGCAATTCGAACAGGAATTTTCAACACTAAGAACCCGTGAAATCAGAAGGTGGATTTACATATCTGTAAGGCTGTGCAGAACGCCGTCGACACTGTGCAGGAGGTTGCCGGTCTGGAGGAGCAGACCATCGAGTACTTGCTGCGATACAGGTACGGCGAGCAGCTGATCGAAAAGCTGGCCAAGGCTATGCAGAAGTAAAGCAAAACCCCTCTGGGAACTGGTGTTATACCGGCTCTCGGAGGGGCTGTTTCCGTTCCCTTAAATTTTCCCTTTTTCCGCGTATTTTTCGAGGTTTTGAGGGGTTCTGTGAGGACTTCGAGCAAAATCAGGATTGCGCAATATCCGTAACAATTCAGAATAATATCGATGTGCAAAACAAAAAGAACGCACCGTTTTCGGTACGTTCTTTGTTTTGGTGGAAGGTGGTGGATTCGAACCACCGAAGTCATAG